CAGCTTCTGTTGGCATGCCCTTGGCAGCTGGCGTGACTTTGCAGTACGATGGCGACTTGTCGCAGATCCAGTTTATCGAGCAAGCTGCAAGCGCCAAACTTAACGTTACTTATTATTCTTAAGAGGTCAAAATGCAAGTCTCTAACGACACCCCCGCATTGAATTACGTTGAGTATTTCACCAAACAGTTGCCCGTTGACTTGGCGACCATGGCCGCCCTGCGCGACGAATTGGCCATACGCCAAGGCGCGCTAACTGCCGCCCAAGACGCTATTGCTGACCGCACCACCGCTACAGCCGAGTTGGCCAAAGCCCGCACAGACGCCGCAGCCATCATGGCAGACGCTAAAACAGCGTCTGATGCGGCCAAAGCACAAGCCGCAGAAACTGCCGCCGGCGCCGCTGAACTGGCCAAGGAACAAGCAGATTTTGATACAGCAAGCGCTGCCCAACAAGCCGCATTGGATGCTCAAGCCAAACGTTTGACAGCCCAAGCCGCTTCTTTGGCCACGCAAGCCGAACAACAAACACAAGCAGCTGCTACACTTGTAGCAGACCGAGCAGCCCTTGACGCCCGTATTAAGGCGTTCCAAGATAAGGTTGCTGCCTTAAACGCATAAAACTGTACTGGCCCAGTAGACCAGGGAATCTCAGGATTCAAAATGGACAATGAAATCTTAGCGGAAGCACCCGCGCCGGAACAGGAAGCAACGGCTGCCCCTGAACCCGAAGTTAATACGCCGGAAGTATCGACAGAGCAGACTGACCAGCCAGCGGAAAAAACTTATACGCAAGCTGAAATTGACGCGATGATCGGTAAGCGCCTCGCAAGAGAACAGCGCAAATGGGAAAGAGATCAGGCCACAAAGGCTGCGGAGACGCAAACCTTGAGGTCTACGCCAGCGGAAGCACCGAGTGCTGACAGTTTCACAAGCCCTGAAGACTATGCGCAAGCATTGGCCCTTCAGAAAGCCCAAGAACTTGTCGCCCAACGTGATGCCGCAAAGCAACAAGCTGAGATCATGGAGGCTTATGCCGACAGTGAAGAGAAAGTCAGGGACAAGTACGACGACTACGATCAGGTAGCCCGTAACCCTAACGTGCCCATCACCGAGGTAATGGCTGAAGCGATTTATGAGTCTGACGTTGGCCCCGAGGTAGCTTACTACTTAGGATCTAATGTTAAGGAAGCAGCTCGAATCTCCCGTTTATCGCCTTTCATGCAGGCAAAAGAGATTGGAAAGATTGAAGCCAGATTGGCCTCTGATCCTCCGGTCAAAAAAACTTCAAACGCGCCAGCACCGATTAGTCCGGTAACAGCACGTTCAACAGGTGCACCGAGCCATGACACGACTGACCCACGGTCAATCAAGTCCATGACAACCTCGCAGTGGATCGAAGCTGAACGCGCTCGCCAGATGAAAAAGTACGAAGCGCAACGCAACCGCTAATTTTTTGAAAGGACTAATATGTCTAATAGTATTCTGACGATTGACATGATCACACGCAAAGCGTTGGAGATCTTGGAAAACAACCTTGTTATCACACGTAACGTAAACCGCCAGTATGACGACTCTTTCGCTGTTGAAGGCGCAAAGATCGGCTCTACACTGCGTATCCGTTTACCTGATCGCGCTTTGGTTACTGACGGCGCCGCCTTGCAAGTGCAAGACGACAACGAGCAGTTCACCACACTGACTGTTGCTTCACAAAAGCACATCGGTGTTAACTTCACATCTGCTGAATTGACCATGCAATTGGACGACTTCGCAGAGCGTGTGTTGAAGCCTCGTATCAGCCAGTTGGCATCTTCCATTGATGCTGACGTTGCCAACTCTTTCTTAAGCATTGGTAACTCGGTTGGCACGCCTGGCACTACGCCTGCTACTTCTTTGGTTCTGTTGCAAGCGCAGCAAAAACTGAACGAAGCCGCAGCTGTAATGTCTCCCCGTTACGCTACTGTTAACCCTGCCGCTAACGCTGGCTTGGTTGAAGGCATGAAGGGTCTGTTTAATCCTACAGACACCATCAGCAAGCAGTTTAAGAACGGCATGATGGGCACTGGAGTGTTGGGCTTTGACGAGATCAACATGTCTCAGTCTATCAAGCAGTTCACAACTGGCTCACGCGGCGCTACTGGCGCGACTTTGTCTGCTGCTGTGTCTACACAAGGCGCAACTACCATTGCCATCACTGGCGGCGGTAATGCAGGCACGGTCAAGATCGGTGACGTGTTCACTGTGGCTGATTGCTTTGCTGTTAACCCACAAACCCGTGAGTCAACAGGCTCCTTGTTCCAGTTCGTTGCTACTGCAAACGTGACTTTGGGTTCAAGCGGCGAAGGCAACATCACTGTTGCTCCTATCTACACTTCTGACAACGCTTTGGCTACTGTCAACAGCTTCCCTGCATCTGGCAAGGCTGTAGTGTTTGTGGGCGCGGCTTCTAGCCAGTACGCACAGAACTTGGTCTACCATAAAGACGCCATCACGTTTGCTACGGCTGACTTGTTGTTGCCACAAGGTGTTGACATGGCTGCCCGCGCAGTTCACAACGGTATTTCCTTGCGTGTGGTTCGCCAGTACGACATCAATAACGACCGTATGCCTTGCCGTATCGACGTTTTGTATGGCTTTAACACAATTCGTCCACAGATGGCTTGCCGCATCTGGGGTTGATTTAAATTCACATTGAAAGGAAATTATCATGGCTTTACCTAATGGCGCAGGCGGTTACCAACTTGGTGACGGCAATCTGTCTGAACTCACGATGGGCTATGCAGCCGCCCCCCAAACTGCCACATCTACAGCAACTTTGACAGCTGCTCAAGTGACCGGTGGTTGGTTGGTTGCTAACCCCAGCACATCTGCTGCTACTTACACTTTGCCCACAGCCGCATCTATTGACGCGATTGTGACCAGCGCAAAAGTTGGTAGCACATTTACGCTGAACATCATCAACACTGGTACTTCTTCTGGTACTGTGACTTTGGCAACAGCTACTGGCCTCACCGATGGCGGCAACGCTTTCGTGGCCGTGGCTATTACCTCTAGCGCTCAGTTTACATTCCGTAAAACTGGCGATGCTACTTACACTGTTTACAAAACAGCCTAAGAAAATGATGGGGCTTCGGCCCCGTCTTTTAAGGAAAAATCATGCCATCAAATACCAAAGCTACTGGCGTCGCATATCTGGATCCTGAATTCAGCACATGCTACGCAACCGAGGAAATCGGCTACGCTGCTTCGGCGCAAGGCACTGTGACACAGGCAACAAGCAAGTCCACAGCGGTAACGCTAGACAAGTCTATGGGCCGCATCACAATGAACAATGCGTCTTTGGCTACCGCTACCAATGCGACGTTCACTTTGAACAACAGCACAATCAGCGCAAATGACACCGTGATTTTGACAATTTCTGGTGGTCAAGCTACCGCTGGCTCATACAACGTATTTGCTAACGCGCTTGCTACTGGTTCTGTCAGCATTACGTTGCGCAACATCTCTGGCGGCTCGCTGTCAGAAGCTGTTGTCATCAACTTTTGCGTTATCCACGGCGCAAGCTAAACCAAAGGGGGCTAATCACCCCCTTTCTATTATGAACATCACACTTGTACATCCTGTCCACGGCGCTAAAGTTGCCACAATGGAACTTGAGATGGAAATGGATGAAAAAAATGGCTGGACACGCTACAATCCAGACACGCCTTCTGAACCTGAAGCGGCTCCCGTGAACGTGCTGGAAGTTAAACGCCGTAGAAAAGTGACCACTGAAGAGGTTTAAACATGACAACGTACACCGCAGGCGATCAAATAAATCGCTCCCTTCGTTTGTTGGGTGTGTTAGCCGAAGGTGAGACGTCATCTGCATCGGTTTCTCAAGACGCTTTGATGGCGTTAAACCAGATGATCGACAGCTGGAACACAGAACGTTTGTCTGTCTTTTCTACGCAAGATCAGGTCTTTACATGGCCGTCTAGCGTTCTTAGCCGAACCCTTGGCCCTACAGGTGACTTTGTAGGCAATCGCCCCGTTTTGCTTGATGATGCTACATACTTCAAAGCGCCTAGTGGCGTGTCGTATGGCATCAAATTTATCAATCAACAGCAGTACAACGGTATTGCTGTTAAGACTGTAACGTCTACGTTCCCACAAGTCATGTGGGCCAACATGACGTTTCCTGACATTGAGATGTACGTCTATCCTCGTCCCACACAGGATTTGGAATGGCATTTTGTTTCGGTTGAAGAGCTTGACAAACCTGCAACTTTGTCAACGGTGCTGTACTACCCGCCTGGTTATCTGCGCGCTTTCACGTACAACTTGGCCATGGAGTTTGCCCCCGAGTTTGGCGTTGAGCCAAGCCCACAGGTGCAGCGCATTGCCATGACTTCTAAGCGTGACTTAAAACGCATCAACAACCCAGATGACGTGATGGCACTGCCGTACGCTTTGGTGGCCAACCGCCAACGCTTTAACATCTACGCCGGTAACTACTGATGAAGACGCCAATCCTTGGCTCAAGTTACGTTGCCCGCAGCATCAACGCTGCCGACAACCGCATGATCAATTTGTTTCCCGAGGTCATTCCCGAGGGCGGCAAAGAGCCAGGCTTTCTTAACCGCGCGCCTGGCCTAAAGTTTTTGCAGACCATCGGCTCTGGCCCCATCCGCGCGCTGTGGTCGCACCAAGCAAGTAACAACAACTTTTATGTTGTCTCTGGCATGGAGGTCTACCGCGTGTTTGACCTTAATGGGACGCCAACAATGATTGGCCAAGTCTCAGGCACTGGGCCTGTCTCAATTGCTGACAACGGCACGCAAATCTTTTTTGCCTGCAATGGCCCAAGCTACATCTACAACGAACAGACACACGTCTTTGCGCCCATTACAGACCCAGACTTCCCAGGCGCTGTGACGGTGGGTTACTTAGATGGCTACTTTGTTTTTAATGAACCGAATAGCCAGCGCGTATGGGTGACTTCACTCTTGGATGGTACATCGGTAGACCCGCTTGATTTTGCAAGCGCTGAAGGCTCGCCAGACGGCTTGGTGGCCATCAATGTCGATCACCGCGAAGCTTGGCTCTTTGGATCTGACTCAGTTGAGGTCTGGTACGACGCTGGCGGTGCAGATTTCCCTTTGGTACGCATCCAAGGTGCGTTCAATGAAATCGGGTGCGCAGCGCCCTATTCAGTTGCAAAACTGGATAACAGTTTGTTTTGGCTTGGCCAAGACGCTCGCGGCCAAGGTATTGTTTACCGTGCCAACGGTTACAACGGTGTTAGGGTTTCTACTCATGCGGTGGAATATGCCATCGCCCAGTACGGCGTGATCTCAGACGCCCTTGCCTATACTTATCAGCAAGAAGGCCACACGTTTTACGTGCTGACCTTCCCAAGCGCCAACGCTACTTGGGTCTATGACGCAGCTACACAGGCGTGGCATGAGCGCGCTGGGCTGACCAATGGTGAGTTTACACGACACCGTTCTAACTGCCAGTGCAACTTTCAAGGCAACATAGTTATTGGCGATTTTGAAAACGGCAACATTTACACTTTTGATTTAGAAACCTACGCTGACAACAGCGCGGCTCAAAAGTGGCTCAGGTCTTGGCGTGCATTGCCAACAGGCACAAACAACCTCAAACGCACTGCGCATCACAGCTTGCAACTTGATTGTGAGACAGGTGTTGGTTTAAATACTGGGCAAGGCAGTGACCCACAGGTCATGCTGCGTTGGTCAGACGATGGCGGCCACACGTGGTCAAACGAACACTGGTCATCCATGGGCGCCATTGGCCGGTATGGCCACCGCGTGTTTTGGCGCCGCTTGGGCATGACTTTGAAACTGCGCGACAGGGTTTATGAGCTTTCGGGCACA